AAGGGTAATTGCATCGCCTGCTCTAGTAACAACACTATAAATGTTTTTAATTTTTGAATTTAAACTATTATAGATAACGTTGTTACCAGTCGTCGAAGGAACTTGTGTCCATAGTTCAGTTTCCAATCCAGTATTTTGATCAATTGAGTATATCCAAATATCAGTATTATTAATATTTTGTGTAGCAATGTCTACTGTTTGATTACTAACCGGGTGCGTTACTGAAAAAGAACCGTTGTTCAAAGTACCTTGTGTAAAATTAAAAAAGAATCCGGTTGTGGGACTAGTGGCTCCAAAGCCGTCATCTCTATAAACAAATGCAATACTATTGCCCACTTTAGGAGGTTCTTCGTAAATATACGTTTCTCCTTTAAAAGTTGTACTAGTTACTTCAAAATTCATACTACGTCCAGATACAGTTTTTGTAAAATTATAAATTGGAACATTGTTGTTAGATGAATTAAATCTATACTGTGCAGTAGGAATGCCGTATATCTTAGCAGAATCAACAGGAGTACCAAATTGATGATTCTGTGGAAGTGCTGCATTTACTATTTTAATAAACTGGTCATACCAATTAACGTTGCTAGGGTCGTTCCATTGAATAGTTTGTCCTGCAAGATTCCTACCGTTACTGTCAATAATAGATTCGGTAGTACTAACTGTATTAAATTTTAAAAGGCCCGTTGCTGCTTGATTACGGCTGGCATTGTATCCAATCATTCTGCTTAATCGAAGAATACTATCTCTGCGTTCTGCTAGTTCTAAGAAGTTTTCACGGGCATTCAAATCCACACGGAAAGCTATGCTTTGACCCACAAATGCTATAAGGTCGATAAGGGCAAGGTATTCGCTGGACTCAATGTAATCGTTAAAATCTTCAGGAAAATTCGTACGGATGTAATCAATCATTGTGCGTCGTAAATTTTCAAAGTCATAGCTTTGAAAATCCGCATTCTTAAATGACTGATAAATTTTCTGCCAATTTTCAGCAATTAACAGGTTATTCTGTCTATCCGTTGAGCTCATAATGAATCCTAATAAGTGTATTTATTAGATCAAATTATGTGGGTAGTTTATTGTCGCGTCAACCCGTTATTCTGATCAAATGTTAATTTCATGTTTTCTTGTATGTTGTAAAGCAGATATTCTAGTGTGCATTGTATTTGTAAACCAGTATCATAAGGAGTAATAACTATACTCTTGGCTCGTACCCGAGGGTCACTACTAAAGATCTCGTTTACATTTTGTAAAATAAGATTTTGTATTTCATTTGTCAACGGTTCAAATATTACATCCCAGATTATGGTTCCAAAAGCCGGGTTCATTAAACGTTCACCTTGTCTTACATAAAAGTGATTTAACAAATCTTGTTTAATTAATTCAAAGTCAAACAATGAAAAATTTTCAGTTGACCGACTAATTGTACTAAATCCTCGATAACGTCGTGTAATAGGCGCTGGGTGTGCTGGAAGTGTTTGTACTTCATGGGTGGTGTATAGTGTATTTGCCATAGTTATATTGTCTCAGAGTATTAGTTTTCTATTTGACCTTGTAATGGAATATTACGAGAAAATGTATCAATTGATGTGGAATATTCTTTCCAGGCCGCAGGCGGATCAATTGCACTGCCAGCTTCTCTATCTGTTAAATCTATCTTGAACATTGTAGGGTCTAGGTTTTCATGATGAGGATAAGGTTCTGTTGTTGGAATCCGCAACATAATACTAGTAATAGTGTTACCTTCAACTTCTGTTGGATTATCAAACGTACTTAGTGGCTCAGGGGCTGTAGCAGATGCTGCAGATGCTGCCGATGCAGCCGTAGGGCCATTCATATGAATAGCACTGGCGGTTTCAATGTGGCTTCCGCCAGACTTGATATCTGTGCCGCCGCCTGCTGTAAACTTGTTGCCACCGCCTGTATTAAGATCAAAATCGCCGACTGAAGACAATTTTGTACCTGCACCAACAGCTATATCTAATGCGCCTGCAATACTAATTGCAGTGTCTCCAGTAATTGTTTCATCATGTGTTCCATCAACTTGTATAGCAACATTGCCATTAACAATACAAATTTTATCCATACCTACTTCTGTTTGGTGGCGTTCTGCAACTTTCAAATTAAAGTTTCGGCCAGCTTCTATATTAATATCCCGATCAGCGTAAAAATTTAAATCGTTTTGTGTACGTATACTAATACTATCTTGTGCATAAACATCTATTTTACCATCACTAGTTAATTCAATCCATGCTGTGCCTCGGCTATTAGTGATGTAAATTAAATCTTCACTATTATGTAATAATATTTGATGTCCAGTACGGGTACGCAATCGAATTAATTCGTTGTGCGGGCGAATAACTTTGCCACCTTTTTCTTTTTCTTCTACTGCAGCGTATTCAGGCGGGCCTTCACTAGGAGATTTTTTCCTCAAAAACTTATCGTCCCCGTCATCCATAATAAACGAAGAGCCACCTAATCTACTTACAGGTCCGTTTTTAATAAGATGTTCAGGTTTGCCATAACTTCCTGTTTGTGATCCCGGTTGTTTATCCAACGGACCCTGTGTACTAATACCAAAAACCATACTGGGAGATTCTCTCCTAGAACTACTAGTTGTTATTCCACGAATGTCATCCAATAACAATCCTTGATCTGCAAGGGTCTGTGCAAATGGATGGATAGGTTTTTTAATTTTATTTGGGTCAATGAGTGTTTTATTTTCAGGTGCGCTTTTATTATATTCTGCAACTGGAACTCGCGTTGCATAACCGTAAGGGGTATCCAGGCCGCCTTCTACACAATTTTCAGTCGCTGCTGTTCCAGGAGTCATAAAATTAGCGGAGCTGTCGGGCACACATCCCATCCAATATCCCTGTCTAGGATCTCCGTCAATAAAAAATATCATTACAATTTGACCAGGGTCCGGGGGTGCCATCCAAAACCCTGCTGACTTTTGTGTATTGTTGTAATCGTTATCTTCGCCGTTGTAGTTTGTATTTGTTGCACTAAAAAAAGGACTCATGTATTTTACTTGATGCAACTGGCCTTCGCTAGTACTTCCGCCAGTTGGTCTTAAGATCTGTACTTCTAAAATCCCCATGTAAGTAGGATCAGCATTGCTAACTACTTTGGCTAAAAACGGGCCGGGTTTAGGATCCGGCTGTGCAATTGTACTGACTGTTGGGTCATTAGATTTTCCCATATTATGTTCCTGATTCCTCTTGGCCTTCTGTGCTTCCCGGTTCCGTATCGCCTGCTCCAGATTCACTTGGCTCTTGATTTGGCGAATCTCCTGATGGAGGAGACGAGGAGCTGGATCCTTTAACTTCGTCTGAATCAGCAGGTCCTTTATATGGCTCTGTTCTAGTCACAGCCATTGCAGCTGCAGCTGTGCCAGGACCGCCAAGTTCTTGATTTCTTATTCTAAATAGCTGTAAATCTTGTGTAAATTGATTTTTTGAAAATGTACTATCAATTGATTGTACTCTATATAAGCCACTAAAACTGTGTACAGGCACAGTGGGATTACTACCAAAATTATACAATCCTTTATTTAGGTCAATATCAATCGGAGTTCTAAAATTAACAACAATATGCACTTCGCCTGTTTGGTAATTTATTGTTCCGTCCTCATTGAGGTTCTCAGTTGATGCTTGAGCTGTATAATTTCCAGTTCCGCTCATTGCAATGTAATACGGGTCTCCTACAATTGTCATAGTAAGAGACATCATGTCAAACCCTGCTGTAACGCTATCGTGGAACATCCTAGCTGCTCTAGTAGCTTGTGTTTCAGCGCCGCCGCCGCCAAATTTATCAGTATTGGCCAATGTTTGGAAATAGCTCACGCTTGTGGGGATAGACGGAGCAGTTGACGGATCTTTGCCTGGCGTGATCGCTTCTATCTCTTGGACATCTTTGTCTTTAACTCCGCTGGTATTAGCTTGGGTAACTACACTTTGATTGGCCGTGCCGCCATCCGCTAGTAATACTCCTCTAAAATTAGCTTTAAAATTAATATCAAATTTAAGTATATCAACATTTTTTCCAGTGTAGATATAATTGTATTCTTTTACTACTTGTTTTTTAAGTGCAGCAACCCCAGCAGGCTTGACGTTTGGTGGCGTTGGGCCTGAACTCATATGTAGTTTATATGGTAATACTCTATAAACTAATAATTTAGGAGGAACACCTGTAGCTTTGTTCATGTTACCAATTATATACACTTGTGTATCAATATTCCACCAACCTTTATATCCTTCTGCTGTAACAGCACCAGGATCCAATGTTTGATCAATGAATTCACTTTGTAATATAACCTGGTTTATGGCGTTTAAAATATCAGTGTCTTGTCTAAATTTCATATCCGATTGATTCACATCAATAGGGTTTTTATTACGACTCATGATTTTACCTTCTCTATCATAAACGTCTCTGTCATTACCCATAGGAGCATCACCCCGGCGAGCTTGATCAAAACCCATCTTGGATCTACCAATATCGTTAACATCTTCCTTGGCTTGGATTAGATTATTGTGTTCGGTTTCAGTAACATTTAATTTTATAGTTACAGATTTGCTATCGCTAACATTAATTGGATCAGGCGATGTTGTTGCTGCATTTGTATCGGGATTGGATTCAGTATCGCCGGATGTCGATCCACTGCTAGTTACTTCTGATGCAGCTTCTTTTGGAAATAAAATTAATATTCTATCTGGTCGTTCTATGTTGTTGATCTTAGCAACTTCTCGTAGTTTTTGATTAATAACCGATTCTAAACTTTTTGGTCCTGACTGCAACATCTCTTGTACTGTAGTTCCTTTGATAGATATGTCTGATTGAAAGTTTTTGAAGCCGTCGGTTAGTGCTGTTTGATTATACGGGTTTGCAACACAGTCATAATGTGTACCTTCATTGGTAACTCTCATCTGTATGTCAGTTATATTAATTGGGATTTGTCTATCCGTTTTAGGAATAAATGCCATTTGGCCGTCTTCTTTATTTCCTTGAAATTCAAGTGTTATCATGAAGGGTGCATCTGTCCAGTTTTTAAACCCTAGTTTTTGTGCAGTAACTTGCAGTGCTTCAAAAAACAATCCCATACTGTATGGTTCAAATATTTTAAATGATAGTGTTTGTGCATTAGTATTCTTACCTTGTTCCCAACCAACCATGCTATGTATTTTAAGATCGTCTATATAAAATTCAAAAGACCCTTCTGATAAACGAACTCGATTGGCAGGATCAATGCTGGCAGATTTTGCAATTAAAGGAGCTCTTGCTCCCACTCGGTAAGTACTGTCAGGATTTTCTAAAAAATCTTTAGGCAATGCTGCTAATCCAATAAGACAGTTGTAAGTTGCATAGTCAAATAACGAATTCGGCAACGGAAATTCGCTATTGGCTGGGCTTGATAGAGATACAAAAGAAG